GCTTCCATGCCAGAGCATGCGACCAGGCCATGCGGTCCGGCATCGGCGGCATGGTGCCCAGCTCGTGCCCGGCGACCTGATAGGCCATGCTGCCGCGGTCCATTGCGACGGTCGGCACCCCGGCCAGCACCGCATCCACCGCGCTATTGCTCGACCAGGTGACGACGCATGCCGCCTCATCGAGGTCGGCCTGCAGAGGCCGTGCCGGCCCGCCGTTGGGGTGGGCGCGGAATCGCGTTTCGAAACCTGCCATCCGGTAGGCCTCGGCCGCGGTCCTGTACCAGTCGTCGATGGCGATGCCCTTGATCGCCTGGTCGCCAGGGACCTGCCCCATGACCAGCGCCAGACCCCGGCCGGCGGCCGGGGTTTCCCGCCACGGCCGCATCAGATGCGCGAAGTGCCGTTCCCACCTCGATCCGTCACCGAACGGCCCGCGGAAGATGCCGCGGCCGTTGAGCCCGCCTCCGAAGCTGACCGATGTCCAGGCGAAGCGGTCGCCGAGGTAGCCGCGCTCCAGGATGCAGACCTCGCCGCCGCTCTTCTTCTGCGCGGCGATCCAATCCTGACGGCGCACGCCCCAGATCACCAGCACGTCGCAAGGCTCCGGCGACCTCCCGGCCGTCACGTGCAGGCCATGCCGGCGCATGCCTTCCCCGAACGCGCCGCCCCAGCTCTTCTGGTGCTCGGCCCGCTCGTTGGCGACAATGTGGGCGTGCCTCATGGAACGAGCACCGTGTCGTTCTTGATGCGCGTCGCGCGGCGGTAGCCGTGGCGCTCGACCATCCATTGCTCCGCCGCGTGCGGCCGTTCGCCGTAGAAGCGCGCCCCCAGGCCCTTGTCCTCGATCACCGCCAGCGGACGGTGCTGGGCGATGGTCTGCTCGGCCGACTGCAAGGCGCGCAGCTCGCCGCCCTCAACGTCGAGCATGAGCAGGTCGCAGGCCGGCAATCCGAGGTCATCGACCTTGAGCACGGGGACGCGGCCCTCGCCGGACACGTACAAGGCCCCGCAGTTGACCCCGGGAAACTTGTCGTCTCCGTCGGCCATGCCGCGCAGCCCACGCATCAGCCCCAGCGCAGCCTGGTAGCGGTAGACATTGGCGAGGTGCGCAGTATTGACGGTCAGCGCCACGAAGTTCCGCGGGTCGGGTTCGAACGTGTAGACGGCCTCGAACCCCGCCGCGAGCTGCCGGACCAGCTGGCCGCAGTTGCCGCCCGCCTGGACCGCCACGCGGCGATGCCCCAGCCATGACGCCAGGCGCGGCACGGCGTCGTCCGTCTCGCTGAACGTGACCTCGGCGCATCTGCGGTCATAGTCCGGCCAGAGCAGCCCCCGCTCGCGGCGGAAGCCGGTCAGCGCCAAGCCTGCCTGATCCATTCTGCGCACCCGCCCTCGGATCGCGGCTCGTAGGGGCCGCACAGGAACGCGGCCAGAGCGCCCGCCGGCGGTCCCGACCGATGCAGGCTGCGGCGGTAGCGCACCACGCCGTCGGCCTCGCTGAACGTCGGCATGCCCAGGCCGAGCACGTGCGCGACCCACGATTGGTCTCCTGTCCAGTATTCGGCCCGGGCGCGCGCCGCGGCCAGGCGGTCGGGCGTGTAGCTCTCCCAGACCTCGTGCCCGAACCCCGGCTCCACCGCGAACAGCGACGTGTTGTACGGCTCGTATTTGGCGCCGTTCCAGAGCCGCACAGGCTCGGGCCCGGCGACCAGCTGGGCCACGTCCCCCAGCAGCACCACGTCCAGATCGATCGACGCGAAGCGCTCCGCTATGAGCCCCTGCAGCATGGGCGACCACGCCCAGAGCTTGGGCAGGTAGTCCGGCAGGGCCGCCACGTCGGCGGGCATGCGGATCGCATCGACGCCGGCCGGCAGCACGAAGCCGCCGTCATGGATGCAGGTCAGGCTGTGGCCGCCGTTCCGGCGCAGCATCGAGGCCAGCACGGCGACGTGCTCGCCGTCATAGCGCGCGGCGTCCTTCCAGAACTCGCGCCCACGCCATAGCCAGCAGACGACGCGCATCAGTAGAACCTCGACAGCCGGTAGCCGCTGACGAGCGCTTCCCAGGTCTCCAGGCTTGCGGCGTTCCGCGTCGGGTCCTCGGCGCCGCGCAGGCCGTCGAGGCTCATGCGCACGTAGAACAGCAGCGCGTTGAGCGCGTCCTGCGGCAGCTCGTCAGCGCTCCAGCCGGCCTCGAACGTGATCACCACCGGCGCCGGCACGTCGCAGTCAGGCGTCGGCCAGCATCCGCCGCGCGGCGGCATCACGATGCCCCCATCGTCGCCGCGCAGGTCCTCCAGGTATTCGGTGCCTGCCGGCGTGGAGGATGGCCCCGTGAGCGTATCCGTCGAGCCGTTGAGGCTATATTCGATCCTGGTCACGGCGCGCGTCTTGCCGCGCGGCAACCGGATCTGGCCGAAGACCGTTCGCGGGAAGTCCCACAGCGTCCAGCGGTGCGCGCGCCGCAGCAGCGTGCGGTGCGTGGTGTCCTCGAACGCCTTGATGCCCGCCAGCAGGTAGGCCTCCAACAGGGCGTCCTGGTCGGCGAAGTCCACCGAGCAGTGCGCCTTGATCAGGGTGAGATCGACCGGCAGCGGCGACGCGTCGAGCGTATCAACGTCAATCGCGATGGGGTGCAGCGGTGCCGAGTACGTCATCCAGGCTCACCATGGGGAAGCAGCGCAGCGCGCTGCCGCGAGTTGCATTCACGATCTCGACGCCGGCCGGCAGCTTGCGCGCCGCCGCCTCGAATGGGCGGATGAAGCTGGCGTAGTTCGATTGCCTCCTGAGCGGTGCCGGATGGTCGCCGAAGAAGTGGCGCCGGCCGCCCACCGCCTGCATATCGAAGCCCACAAGCACGAGGCGCGCGGCACCCATCAGGATGCCCAGGCCGACCGCCTGGAACCCGCTGTTGCTGCCGTAGTGCAACACCGCCGGGTCGGTCGAGAACCCCTCGGCAGCGTCGCCCGCCACCAGATTGATCCCATAGGCCGCGGCCACGCCCGTCTTCTGATTGGTGCCGTCGTCGTGCGTCGACCACTTCGCGCCGTTGAAGCCGACGGCGCCACCATGGTGTTCCCACCATGCGCGGTCGCATCCATAGAGCACGTCCGCCCACGGCATCATGCGCCAGGCATCCTGCACCACGATGGTGCGCACGCCCTTGCACCTGTCGGCAATGTCCTCGGTGAGAGACGGCCCTGGCGCGGCCACGATGACGGTTTCGTCAGACCAGCAGCGCCTTATTCTCTGGAGCTGCACCGCGGGCCTTGTTCGCGGGAATGCCGCGCTTGCGGAAGGTCCTTGGCTCCGGCCCTGATGGTTCGACGCGGGTTGCTGCACCTGCTCTGATCGCATCGTCTGCAACCTTTTGGCCGACATCGGCCGGCACCCGGTATTCGCCCGGCGTCAGGAACCGGCGCTGCCGCCCGTAGTGGAAATTCCGCGTGACGGTGATCTTCATGAGATTGGGCCGGGGTCGCCCCCGGCCCCTCCTGGGCTTGACGCGCTACCGTCGTTCGCCGCGCTGCGCTTACGACAGCGTGGTGCGGATGAACTTCGCGGCGTCGTTGTTCAGAACGGTGCCACCTTCCCTACGGCGTACGTAAAATTTTACAAAGCCGGGGGTAGTGACGTTGTCCCGCGTGACGCGCAGACCGACGCGGTCGGCGATCACGTAGGCGCGGCGCCAGTTGCCGAAGCCGATGGGGAAGTTGTTGGTCCCCACGTCCGACATCTGCTCCCAGGTCGATACCGCGTACCCGAGCAGACGGTCCGGCTGGCCGGCCTGCAGGCCCGGCGCCCACAGGTACTGCCCCTGCGTGTCCTTCATCTTCCGGACGATGCCAGTGGTAGCGCTGTTCATGATCCAGGTCGCCATGGCGCGATAGGTCGAGTTCAGCGCGTACACGGTGTCGATGAGGCGGTCGGGCAGAAGCTCGGCAACCGCCGGGCTCTGCGTGGACACGCACGCGATGTACTGGAAGGCCGCAGCGGCACGCAGCGGCGAAGCGAAGTCGGCCGTGGTGACCGGCGTCGTGTTGAGCATGCCCGTCGGCTGGTTGGTGCCGTTGCCGCTGATGACGGCGGTTCCTTCCTCGACGGCGAAGCTCTCCGCGACCTCCTCCGCAAGCCATTGCTCGACGTTGAAGAAGACGTCATCGAGCGACCATTCGGAAGCCTGCGGATAGGCGTACAGCTCGCCGTTGGTCGGGGTGCGCTCGCGAAGCTGGCTGGTCGCGGTCTCGGTACGCGAGCCGGACTCGCCCACCCACCCCGACGTGGTGCCGCGGATCGACACCAGCTCCTTGTAGTCGCTGGTCCCGGTCTGCACGACCTTGACCAGGCTGCGCACCGGCGAGAACTTCAGCTCGAGCCGCTCGATCTCGCGAGCGATCTCCTCCGGTACAGCGAAGCCGCCGCCGGCAGACGAGCCGATGGTAACTGACTTGCGCTCGTCAGCCTGGGCTGCCTTGCGGGTGAGGTCGCGAAGCTTCTCCTCGTGGGCCGAAGACTGACCCTTGTTGCGAATCCAGTCGACGAATGTCGTCCTGTATTCGTTGGCGATCTTCTCCGCGGCAGTCTTGCCCGGCATGTTCTGCCGGCTCTCCAGGTCCTCGATGCGCTCGCGCATGAGCTTCTGCTCGGCCTCGATGTCCCTCTTGAGCGCCGACCACTTGGTGACATCGCCCTCGATGCGCGTCAGCTTCTGTGAAAGCTCGCCGGCGAGGCTGTCGTTGCCCGACTTCACGGCTTCCAGCCGCTCGTCGTTGGTCTTCTTGAACTCGTCGAACGCTGCGCCGATCTGGTTGATGGTCCGCGTCAGCGCGGTCATGCTCGTATCCATTGCGGATACTCCCTATGCGAAGTTGTGCTTGATGCAGCCGCCCAGGAACCTCGCCAACAGCGCGTCTGCGCTGTCATGGGCGCCTGTCGTCTGCGGGCTCAGATCCGGCACAACCTCCTTGCGAGGCGTGGAGTCCGGCACGCCAGCCTCGCGCTGGCGCATCTTGCGGATAGCCCAGAGCGCCCTTTCGGCGTCCGCGCGCGACAGCCCTTCCTCGCGAAGGGCGGCAGTCCAGTCGCGCATTTCGTCCACCGTCAACGTCTTGACGGATGCCACCCGAGCCTTTGGATTGGCCGGGAATGTCACAAGGCTGACCTCGACCAGGTCGATATTGGTCAGCGTCCGCTCGGGCTCGCCGGGCTTGGTGCCCAGGCGCGCCTCGCGCGTCCTGAAGCCGATGGAGAGCCCGTCCAGGGCGCCCTCCTTCAGCCCCTCGTAGATGTAGGCCCCGCGGTCCGTGCCCATCGCGAACAGGTGGCCCTCGACGCGCAGGCCCTTGCTGTCCTCGCGCATCGCGTCCCACTTGCCGACCGGCACCAGGTCGTCGGCGCCGCCCAGGAAGCCGCCGCCGTGCTGCAGCAGCATGGGGGGCAGCTTGCCGGCGGCCTTCCATTCCTCCAGGCTCTCGGCAAAGGCGCCGCGCTCGATCACGTCGCCGTAGGCGTCCTCGTTGCCGAAGTAGGCGCCGTAGCCGCTGAAATAGCCGGTCTTGCTGTCCGACTCGGCAAGCTTGATCTCGCACAGGCGCGTGGACAGGCGCTCGATTGCCGCGTCGCTGCGCTTACGCTGAAGGAGCATCGGAGCCCTCGTCGTCGGTCTGTGCCGGTTCGGCGTCCTGATTGGATTGCTGGCCTGGCTGCTGGCCCGCGTCGTTCATGCCCTGGCCGGACGGGCCGCGCGTCCAGTAGGTCTCTCCGGCAGCCTCATCGTCGATGGGGTTCATGCCCTCATGCTCGCGCCATTCGTTCGCGTTGATGACGCCGGCAGTGCGCTGGATGTTCAGGCCTTCTTGCCGGGTCTTGAAGTCGCCGCGCAGCGCGCCCTCCACGTTGAACCGGATGATCACGCCGCCGTTGCGGTCATCCGGCGTGAGCAGGTCGCGCTCCATCGCCGCCTCGAAGATCCGGACGTAGGGCAGCACCACGTTCAGGGTGAAATCGAGGCTCTGCTGTTCGACATTGTTGTAAGTGCCCTTCGACAGGTCGCCGACCAGATGCGGCGGCACGCCGAAGGCGCCGGCGATCACCGTGCGCTGGTACTGCCGCGTCGCCAGGAACTGCGCCTTGTCGTTGTCGACGGGGATGTCGCGCCCCAGCTCGACGCCCTTGGGGAGCAGGAGCGACTTGAACCTGCCCCGCTTGGCATAGACGTCCTGGATTTCCTCGACGAACTTCTGCCGCTCCTCGTCGGTCTTGAAGCCCTGCGACCCCTGGGCGAACTGGAACATGAGTCCGGGCATGGCGCCGTTGCCGAAGAACGACGCCCCGAACTTCTCCGCGGCGATCTCCAGGGCGATGGCCTCGGCAACATCCATCACCGGCGAATTGCCGACGAGGCCATCCCGCGCGGGCCCGCGCGCATGGTGAACCTGGTCGGGCGTATAGGTGATCTGCCTCCCGGCCGCATTGCGGACCTCATAGGTCACGTCCAGCGTCTCGTCGTTCTGCTTGACGGTGACCGCGCCCGGCTGCAGCGGGATCAGGCGCCGGATCGGCCCCGTCGCGCCGCGCGACTTGAAGGCATAGAAGTTGCCATAGCGCACCAGCCAGCTGGTGGCGTCCAGCCAATAGCTCGTGCGCGTCATCCAGTCGTTCGGCTGGCTCAGCAGCTTCTCTACCGGATGGTTCGGCAGAAGCTCCTTCCTGGCTCGGCCGTTGCTCGCCGTCGTCTTCCGCATGACATGCACGGGCAGCGTCGTGATGCGGCGTGCGATCGCCTGCACCACCGCCTGCACCGTCGGCGAGTACATGGCCGTCTCCGGCGTGACGGCGATGCCCGAGGTCAGCTCGTGGATCGCCTCCAGCCGACGCAGAACGGTGTTGATGTCGAGCGCGCCTGCGGACTTGCGGGCGAGCGAGATGTCGAGTCCGAGCAGTCGCATCAGGCGATCACCAGCAGGCCCCCGGTCACGTATCCCGTGCCCGTCGAGGCTCCATTGACGGCGGCGCCGACGGCCATCGTCAGCGCGATGCAAAGATCGATCCGGCCGCCAGGCTTATTCTTTTCGAAGCGCCGCAGGCCGGCCGGCGATGTGAAGAACCGCGCCGAGGCGACAGCGGACCGCAGCGCCGGGTTCACCTGGATGCGGATGCGCCCCTCCAGGATCAGGCTCTCCAGGTCGGTGACCGATTGCGGCATCCACAGCGGCGCCGGCTCATGCTCATGGCGCTTGTCGCAATCGGGCGCGCAGCCCTTGCGCTGTCCCAGGCCCTGGCCATGCTCGACGAGCGGCAGCGAGGCGCCCAGCTCGTTCACGGCCGTTTCGAAGTGCTTGATCAGATAGCGGTCGTAGGCGACAGCCACCAGATCGAAGCGCTGTTGATCGTCGACCAGGTCCGCCGCGACATGGTCGTACCTGACCACTGCGCCCGGCGTGGCCGTCAGGAAGCCCTCCCGCTCCCACACCTCATAGGGCGCCTTGTCGAGCAGTGCCCGCTGCGCCAGCGTATCCGCCGGCGTATACCCATGCGCGAACGCCGCGAAGCACGGCTTGCCGTCATCGGTGAACCCGTCCTCGAACACCAGCGCCTTGGCCGTCAGGTCTTTCGTGGCGCTCAGGTCGAGGCCGGCGAAGCAGCGCTGCTCCGTGAAGTCGTCCAACTCCAGATTGGGGTCCTCGCAGGCTTCCCAGGCCTGCCGGCTGATCCACGCCGTCTCGGCATCCGTCCACACACAGAAGTGCAGCCTGAGGATGCCGTTCAGCTTGCCGGGGATGGCCTTCGCCTGGGCGACGACGCCGGCGAGATATTCCTCGGTAAGAACGGTGCCCAGCAGTGGGTTTACCTTTTTCCAGCAGCTGGGCTCCTCCAGCGGGTCGTCGCCCTCGTCAAGGGCGCACACGTAGGAAAACGTCGTGTCGTCTTCCTTGTCGCCGTGCGCGACCGCGACCGCGTGAGCGTGCTCCTCGTAACAGACTGAGTTGCGATCAGTGCCGCTGTTCGTGATCTGGAACAGCAGCGGCTGCCGGCGGAACTTGAACCCGCGCTCCAGCATCTCCACAACGGTGCGGTCCGGGTGTTCGTGAAGCTCATCGACCAGAGCCATATGCGGCCTCGGGCCTGACCCCTTTCGCCCCGTCTCACGCGACACCGGCCGGAAGAACGCGCCCGATTGCGGCGCCGCCAGCATGGCCATGTTCCACACATTCGGGTCTTGGCCGGCGAACGTGATCCGCTTGGCGAGCGACGGCGCCTTCTTGGCCATTTTCACCGCGTCATTGAACAGGATCGCCGCCTGTT